CGTCTAGGAGTGAACATGCAACCATCGTATCTACCACTAAACCATTGATATTTAAGCCTAATTTACGTATCCAACATACGTCATACATAGCGTTATGAAAAATTTTTGTAGCTGGACAATTTAAAATATCTTTAAACCACTCTAAAGTTTTTTCTCGATCAGAGTTTGGACCTGTGCCATGAGCGATAGGAAAGTACCAGCTGCCATGTTCAACAGCTACAGCTATCCCCACAACTTCTCCACGTCCTACAACTGCACCTGACCCTAATGATTTTAAATCTGTGTCTTTTGTTTCAAGGTCAATAGCTATCTCAGGATAGTCTCTTAAGTCGGGGTACTCTGTATGCATTACCCATTCTGTCTGAGCTTGCATATAACTTGGTAGCTTCATATTTTTTCCTTTTGTTTGATAGCTCATCAGCTTGTTTCAGACACTCATCAGCTTCTTTTATAAATCCATTTTTTCTTAGCCACTCTGCGTGAAGTGTTAATATATTTTTTCCATCTTCCATTTTACGAATAGTCTCTTTCTAATATCATTTCTAAATAATGTATTGCTTTTTTTATATCTTGTTCTTTACCTTTCGACTGGTGTCGACAAATATATTTTATAGCATTACCCTCCGCAAATAATAATTTGTTTTCATTAATAAACTCTGCAGGTTGAATCTTCATCGCGCGATAGTGTTTCCCACCAACCTGCTCCTCTAAAGAATTGTATGTTGTCCCTTTAAACATATCTTTATTTGTCATAGTTTATATTCCTTTATTACTTTTTTAGCTTTTAATTTATATAGATTATTTCTTGCTCTAGAAATGCCCACATACCACACTCTATGCTCTTCATCTTGTTTGTCAATGCTTTGTTTAATTCCTTTCTGAACTTTACTGCTTTGATGCAAAGATAAAATTACATTATCTTCTTCACCACCTTTGGCTGCATGAATTGTAGAAACAAATATCCTTGCTTTGCCACTTAATTTTTCCCCTGCTGCCAACATATTTCTAATGTATAAAACTTCTTTATGTGGAGCTGCAGTAAATACATCATACCATTCTTTATCTTTATTCCAAAATTTTGCGTTAGGTATGTAATCTTTAATATCTTCTATCTCTGACGCTTCTAATTCATCTTCTATTTTCCATTTTGTATAAGCCACCGCAGCGTTATAGATTCCAACTGTAAAACTTTTACCTTTATTACTTTGATAATACAAATTTTTACGTCGGAGTTCTTCCATAATTGTTAGCAAATTACTTTTAGTCCTAGATAAAATCAACCAGTTACCTTCTTGTAAGTTAACTTGACCTAAATTATTTATGTGTTGAGCTGACCCTTGTACAGGTCGAGGTAAATATTTTTTATGTTTCCTGATGCCTGCTATACGACTAATGGGTATTTCAGATTGTTGTTGCACAGCTTTTGATATACGTCGTGAATATTTTAATACTATCTCTCTCGCAGGTTCAGTTATAAATCTTTCTACATCCGCACCAGCCCAAGCATAAATAGCTTGGTCATCATCGCCAGCTAGATACAAGTGTTCGGTTTTAGTTTTTAATATGTCAACTAACTTCCATTGTAATGGAGATAGGTCTTGTGCTTCATCTATAAAGATAGCTTTTAATTTTGGTATCTTGTCTTTCTTTTCAATTAACGTTTTAATTAAATCGTTAAAGTCCATAAGTTCATTTATTTTTTTATAATCTTTTAAGTATCTAGAAATATTTTTTAATGGACCCCAGGTAATAACTTTTCTGTCGTGTTCGTTTCTGTTAAATAATTCTTTGATATCTATGTCCAGGTTAATAGCTTTACCTATCATTTGAAAATATGGATTGTTACAAGTTAAGTAATGTGTTTGTTCTTCATTATACTTGTCAGAAAAATTTACACGTATGCCTAATTTTTTTCCTATCTCTTCATAATTATATGGTTGCATGATCTGTTCTTCGTTCATACCCAGGAGATGAAAACAAAACGCATGGATAGTTTGGAAGTATGGAACGGTCTTTTCCGATACTCCCACCCTATCACGCGCTACTCCAGAGGCTTTTTTGGTAAAAGCAAAATATCCTATCTGGTGATATGGAGTACCAGTTCGAACATATGCTTTAACCCTTTGAAGTAATCTGTAGGTCTTACCTGTTCCAGGTGGACCAAAAATTTTAGTTATCTTTGCCATTAGCCTGCTTAAATGTGTCTATCAACTTTCCTTTGTAACCCATGGTTCCATGATGTGTTGTTTCTCCATCGACTATGGCATGAAATTTAAACCCAGCTTCCCTCGCTAGATCACAAAATTTTACGTCCTCACCAATCCAAAAGCCATCTTTAAATTCTGTTTCCCAAAAGTTGTAAAGATATTTAGCTGCAGACTCAGATATGGCACTGTAGTTTTTAATGTGCAGGTCAGGGTGCTTAGCCATTAACTGTTCATAAACTTTTCTGTGTATTAAAGTTAGACCTGCTGGTCCTCTTTTAATCTCACATACCCCTTTGCTATCTATGTTTACATTTTTATGATCTTCAAAATTTACAGAATATTTTACTGAATTATCCTGTGTCTTTTTTCTGTATGGGCAGCATATAAAATCTTTTTCTGATATTATCATTCTACCTATAACCTCAGGCTCAAACTCTACATCTGCATCTACAAACAATTGATAATCAAACCCTGAGTTTAAAAATAATGCTGCTAATACATTTCTACCATACCCAATGTATGGACATTTAAATGTATTGATTGTTGTTTTTATTTTAGCTTTGGTAAATTTATCAAATAACTTTAACAAAGATAAACAGGTTGCAACATGCATTTGATCGTACGCAGGTAACGATATGCATATGCTTGGTATTTTTTTCGTCATACTATCTCCTTTTTGTCTTCTATTTCTACTTTTTCGTCTGGTGTTTCTTCTCTTTCTAATCCTTCTACTGGTAGTTTCAGTACTCTAAGTTGTGGAAAAGATTCTTTGTTATCGCCTTTTGGAAATCTTTTTTTACAATCAAAGTCTCCTTTGAAGTGTTGGCGAATCAAGTGAGCTGTCCTATCTCTTTTCTGAGTCCAGTCTCCTCGTTTTAACTCTTCATAAAATTTTTGAAATATAAAATAATAATAATCTTCTTCTATTAATACTGATCCACTTTCAAATGCAGTGTTGGTAGTTGCTTCTGGTCCGTTTACATATTCTATTAAAGCTTCTTTTAAAATTTCTATAGGGTTAGTTCCTATAGGAGGTGGCATATCTTTTTTGGTGGCCCACAATCCTTCAAGAATTTTTTGAAATTCGTTTTGTTTTATGATTGGTGGAAAGATACTTGTACTGTCTGCAACTAACTTACGCATTTGTTTTACTTCATCCATACGACTTATGTTCTTTGCGTGCACCTGTACTACATCGTTGTTACCAAGTTCTACATCAAAGAAATACTCAGGTTCTGGTCTGTAAGTTATTTTAATTAAGTTAGATAATTGTGGCCAGTGTGTATCTCTATTACTTCCTATACCAAATTTTCTTTTTATACATACACCCTTTGCACAATAAGCAGAGATAGGTAAGTCATAACACGTATGACCTGCAGTATCTTTTTTCCAAAATTTTATTTTCTCTTTTACTTTCTCATCACCCCATATCTCATCGTATTGTATGTAGTCTCTGGCTGCCTGTAATACATTCTTGTCCCAAGACTCTGGATATTTCTTTTTACAAAAAACCATGTAGTTAAATAAAAATCTATCTCTTTCATCTTTTAGTTTGGTGCCTGATTCCTGTACCTCTTTACAGATAACCTGTAGGCATGGTGGTCCATCTTTTAGATCTTCAGGTCCACCTTTTAATTCATTGTTTACTTTTTTATTTATTAATTCTTTTAATGATTCTTTCGTTTGCAAATTAACTTTGACGACTTCTAAGAAGTCTTTATATTCAATTGGAGAACCATCAGGTTTAAGAGCTCTACGTTCTGTTGTTTTAAAATATGGTAAATTTATAAAACTACCTACAGTTTTTTCTCCGTTTTGATTTTTACCTAGTTTAGTTTGTTTAGGATAAATCTCAGTCTTAGACGATAGACCAAACAAGAATAATAAATTTTGTAATACTTCTCTTATTAATGTTGCAGGTACTTTTTCTTTTGTAAAAATATATACATGCAGTCCACCGCTTTTAGATTTAATTGGTATGACAGGTAATTTTTTATCTTCTATGACTTTTAAAAATTTGCCTAGGTTGTAATCAGAATAATCTTTTGGATCTACATCTATCGCTCCAAACGAACAGGTGCCCTCATCATCACAGGGTTGCA